TCAACAATTCGAACTCGAATTGTACCACTTCGGTTTTGGGAATCTTGTAGTGAAGGTTATTTCATTCACTTCCTCGCATTCGATCATATAAGCCTCCGGCCATAGCCCCTTTATTTGCTCGACATTTTCGGCATAGGCGACAATAACGAAAGCGTCGACGCTTTCGCCCGTACACCAATACGGATACTTGATCGGCCATTTAACTGGCCGATAATCGTTACCGCAATCTTTGAATTTGATATAGAATCTTGCTCGTATCATTTCTCCCTCTTTTTGAAATGTTCGATAATCTCCTCAACCGTGGCCTTACGGGCGGGGATACCGACCCGATGCTCCAGCAAGCATTTTTCGAAGCTCCCAATGGGTGCATACAGCCCTTGGTTTACCCATGCCTTCGCTTCCTCCGCGATAAACCACTGCTCGCGGTCGTTCTCGTCGTTCATCGCTGCCAACGCCTTGAACAGCTCGACATTCTCACCGCAGTCGTAACTCGGATTGCGACTCTCGGCATTTTCGGCCTTAAACTGACCGATGCTGTATCGGGTCTCCTCGTCGTAGTCGCAGATCCCGTGCACCTCGTAAGCGATTTTAAGCCGATCAATCCCTCTGCAATGCAGGGTGTTACAGCCGTCAAATAGGCAGCAGGAGCATACGTAATACCCGATTCCCTTCAGCCATTCGGTCAGCTCCTTTCGCTTTTCCGCATCCTCGACACGGACAAAGCATGGGGTTGTAAATTTCATACTATTTCACCAATTCAAATTCGTAAACCACCACCCACGGGTTCCGATCCCACGTTCCACGGCCGGACACCTTGTCGATTAGTGCGGCGAAGGCCTTGCGGGGAGTGTCAAATTCAACGGCTGTTCCCTTTTTCTCGTCGACAAACCCATACGTGGTGGTATCTGTGGATTCGTACCACGATTCGATAATGCCCTCGCGAAAACAGTCATCGTGCGAAATGCTCTGCAACTGCTCGCACTTGATTCCGGTGATGCGGATTTGGTGGGGCATCAAATCGGCTCGCACAAACAGTTTGTTTCGCCAGCCAGGTGTTCTATCCGCGCCATATACAGGAATGTCACATCTTGGCGAAAACGCATGGTAATAACTTTGCGCCACGGCCACGACCTCGCCGACCTTGTAGCGGCATTTATGGCGAAAAATTTCAATTCCTTGACAGCACATTACGATACAGCCAGTGGCTTCCTCATAGGTGAAGTCTTCGGCCGAGGTCGCAGCCCGTTGAAATTGTTCACCTCCCTCGATGCGGCGCGTATTGTTTTTTATATAGTCAATGACCGCATCCGTCAGTCCATAGCGGTCGTTAAACATTATCTTCTGCATGGTTATTCAGTTTTAAGTAATTCCGGGGTGTCGTGGATATTACCTATTTTCGTAAATGAACAACACCAAATTTCCTCAGGTTCATTGTTCGCATCTACAAAACAGAACATCCGATCTCGATAGGCAATTACGCTACGCCTATTGATTTTCATGAGATTTTCCCATTCTACTATATCTCCCTCCCAAACATCCGTGCCGTTATTGTCTTTCAGCCCAATATACTCGCCGACGGTAGTGGGATCAACTTCATATAATCCTGTAAAGGTCTTGATAAATATCCGGCCTGCGTCTGCGCCGTAGCAATGAATCAGGTCTCCATAAACCCACTTGTCGTTATCTATACGCTTGCCTCTGAATTTACTCTCTCGCATAACTATTCTTGTTTGAGGTTGTTAATTCTGTCGATCTCGACCTTCAAATTCATCTCTGCACTACGCACATCCCGTTGCAATTCCTCCAGCCGAGCTATTTGCTCCTCGTCCATCCGCGGGCATCCCCGCAGCCAGCTGTCGTAATTCGGGGTGTTCAGTTTGCCGTCACAAATCCCTCCGACACGCATACAGTAGTCGTAGTACTTGATGTATTCCTCCTTCGGAGCGTCTCGGTCGATGTCCGTCAGCATATCGGCCATGCTCACGAATAGATCGCCGACCTCTGCAATTCCTCCGGGGTCGTTACCTGTCCACGCAGCCGGCTCATAATCGTAGCCGTGCTTCTCGCAAAAAGCAGCCAGATAGGCGTTGCAGGCCGCATTGTAATTCAGTCTCAGTTCCTCGCGTGACATTCCATTTGCCGTGAATATCTTGCTTTCCCTTTCTGCGATCATCTCAATTCCTGTTTTCATTTTTTCTTTCTCGTGTTGAATTTTACCATCAATTTGTTCGCGTTTCGCACATGCTTGCGCATGTATTTAGCGAAATCTTCGTCTGCCGATTCAACCCCTCCCTCTGCCATTGCAATTACCTCGGCAAGGGCTTGAAATTCGTCATACGTCATAAACACATAGCCGCCTTTAGGTTTTGTGTGGTTCATCTTCTCTTCCACAGTAGTTTGGTTTTAATGACTTAATCATTTTCGTCGTTATCGTCATCGGGATAGCTCACATCCTCATAGTCCACGCAGAAGTCAATGATGTCCCGTCCCTCGTCAAACATTCCTTCGTCCCGGCACTGCTCGTATTTCCGGCAGTTATAGCAATAACAGTCGTTTATCGGTCTGTTGGTTTTCATCACTCATACGGGTTTGTGGGTAAATCGTGAACGCTTACGGCCAGCCCGGCGTCGATCAGACCGCGGTGGTCGAAATGCAGGCGGTGGAGAAGGTCGAAAAGATCACGTTGCTTAGGGGAAAACACAGGAAACCCAGTCTGATCGCAGACTACAAAGGAGCCATCGGCCAGATCGAATCCATAGAAAATGCCGTTACAAGAACACTGATAAACTTCTCCTGAATATATGGGATGCCCCCAATCTCCTACACCCTTGTAGGCGACTTTTGCCATAGTCACAATTGGCACAAACGGCTTTCCCTCGTTATAGCCCTGCTCGGTGATCTCCTCGCACAGGTCGGACATCGGCCGGAGGACGGGCAATTCGTTTTCCTCCAGATAATAACAAAGGCCGTCCGACGTACGACGCTTGCCTATCTCAATATCAAACACACCGTAATGCCTCGCATTCTTGTATATAACTTTCAACCCATGCGGCAGGTACCCCGCAATGTTGGCCAGTGTGAGTTCTCGTTTCATTGGTTATTTATGTCAATTATAATCATTTTAGGTCGTTCTTTTTTGACAATTCCAAGCTCCTCAATATCGGAAGCAATGTCACCCCAGCCATCAATGAACGCACGTATTTTTATGTCGTAATTCTCGGCTCCACGCTCGACCGCCCAGTCGTAAAGTTCCTTCGGTGTCATGTTTTATTTTTTCGGTAAATTGTCATATCCGTCGATAAACATCCAAATTCCCGCAACAGTAAAAATAACGTGCAGCGCAAACCTCCACCAATCCGCCACCGAGTAGTCGTGTTGCGCTAAGTTTCCCGCAACAAAGGCGATCAACAGTCCGCCTATTGTGTCAAATGATGCTTTTGTCATAATCTTGACTTATTCGTGGATATCCCGCCAGCCGATAACCATATCATCGTCAATAGCTCCATTGTTCTCGTGCCAATGATAATTCCGCGTCTCATTTGCCTTGTAGAAGGCTATGCGGTATTTTGTGCATAACGTTGTTTTAATTAAAACATCTCGATTGCCATCCGGCAATTCCTCTTTCGGGTCGTGCCAGCGGGTAAGCTCTTTATGCTTATCCTCGGCACCCTGACAATATGCCGCAAAGGCCGCATCGGCTCGTTCACCTTTTAAGTCATGTACATCTCGTCGGTATTGATGCGCGTATTCTTTTGCTCTTTCCTCAGTCGTTTTCATTTCTCGCTCAGTTTTTGGATGAAAGTTCGGAATGCTATACAACTATCCGAATCTATCCCACATTCATTTTCTACCCTACAACCGCAATCTTGGCAATACGCCTCAATCGCTTTCGCCCGCATCCGCTCCTCGGCTTCCTGCTCGGCAAGCTCGGCTGTGTGGGTCATTGCCAATCTCAACCGCCTTTCAACGTGGTCAGGCATATCAACTGTAAGGTTGTTTATGCACCCGTCGATAAATTCCCTTGCTTTTTCGCTTTTCATGGTTAGGATGTTTTAGTGTAACGCCCACGTCTTGTGCATTGCAGCGATCAGGTCTATATACCCTTTGTATTCCTCCATCTGCTCGGGACTATAGCCTTCGGCCTCGCCAATTTTTCGGAAATGCTTCTGCCACTCGGAAATGGTGTAGCGTTTGCAGCCTATTTGAATAACATCCTCACCCCAATAGGATACTGTATGACGAGATGCGCTGATAAATAGCGATTTAGGAACATCGCACCCGTAGCCCAGTTTGCACCCGTAGCCCAGTTCGCACCCGTCGCCCAGTTCGCACCCGTCGCCCAGTTTGCACCCGTAGCCCAGTTCGCACCTGTCGCCCAGTTTGCACCCGTAGCCCAGTTCGCACCTGTCGCCCAGTTCGCACCTGTAGCCCAGTTCGCACCCGTCGCCCAGTTCGCACCCGTCGCCCAGTTTGCACCCGTCGCCCAGTTTGCACCCGTAGCCCAGTTCGCACCCGTCGCCCAGTTCGCACCCGTCGCCCAGTTTGCACCCGTAGCCCAGTTCGCACCTGTCGCCCAGTTCGCACCTGTCGCCCAGTTTGATATTGCGCGCCTCAAATTCGGCGGCTAATTCAGAAAGTTCATTGTACTGAAAGGGTGTCCAGCCTTTGCCTGAAACCCAGAGATAAATTGTTTTCATGGTTGGTTATCTTTGTGCTTAAATTTTAAAACAGTTTATGGATTAAAATACAACCACCATTGACGGGAACGGAGCACTATTTTTTTTGGCCCCCGAATTTTAGCCTCCCCTTTATAAATCTAATTTCCCGTGCTTTGTGGTAAATAAATTCGTGAAAATATCGAGTATCTGTACGCGCCGGAATCAACATTACAACTATTGTGTTAATTTTTTGTGCCTCCATGCAGCATTTACGAACCCATGCGTATATATCCCGACCGTATGGCGGATTGCAAAAAACAGTATTCCCGCCCCAATCTTGTCGGAGCCCGTCCTGCTCTTTGGTGTAGAATTTAACACACTTAGCATTATGCGGGGTGGCGCAAGGATCAAGTGTAAAATTAAATTCACTATTGAGTTTATCATAGAAATCCTGTGGTGTAGCCCATAAATCGGTCTTAGATGAAAACATCGTTTCTGTATTCATAAATTAGTTTTTTTTGTGTTTAACTTTCCGATTAGGTATACAGGAGATCCAGCCCCAGAACGGTATGCGCCGTTTCAAGTAGTTCGGATCATCCTCGTGGTTGTATGCCTCTGTCTCGAAGCAGGTGTAGTAGTACGCGCCCGGATAAGGCGGGATAATCACTTCGATCAGCCACGAAATGCCGTAGCAAATCCATCCGGCGAAGAGAATGCCGACCACCGTAAGCGCCCAGCCCCACCAAGCGAAAGAGCAGCTTATGGCGAGTGGCAGGAGGATTGCAGCGAACAGCACGGCCAGTTCGATCTGCTGGGCGCAGTGGATTCCTTCATGGCGGCGCGTAGTCTCGTCCAAATGTCGGTCTTTCGGCTTGCGGGTGAATGCGAATGCAAGCCATGTTACCCAACTGAATCCCTTGAACGGGATCAATTTGTTGTGAACCTCGATAGGCAGTTTCATAGGGTTAATTCATATCCGTTAGTTACCACTCCATCAACTGCTTCGACAAGATTATTCAAGAGCGACGCCCCGAAGCAACTCCATAGGATGCCATATACGCCCTTATATTTGATCTCTGAATATTCTTTGCGGTTGTATTGGATGTTAAGGTAGAACGGAACACCCTCATCATCCTCCATGACTTTCGGCAACACCGCCAGCAGGTCGGCGACAGTAAAGGCGGGGATAAAAGATTCGGGAAATTCTTGATAGGCCAGAATCTTATCCAGCTTACACTCCTGCCAAATTTTGAGCTCATAGTTTTCTTCGTCCACTGTACCACAAACCCATCCCCATTCCCATACCATGCTCGCCTTATCTGCGGGCACTCCCAACTCGATCAGCCGCTTCGACTGCTCGATGCTCGTTACTTGGTCTGTCATAATTTTTGCTGTTTTATAATAAACTCCATGGGATTAGGCATGCAATCTGTATCATAAGATCGGCATTCTGTTATTGATTTACCTTGGTAGTTACAGCGTTGAGCCTTTGCACGACGAGAAGCAATACTTTGTTTTACGGCTACGCTGTCGTATCCTAAGTTCCATCCCCTACGACGTAACTCTAAATTTTCTATGCTCACATTTCGCAGATTGCCGTCGAGATGATGCACAACATAACCATCGGGTATTGCCCCGAAAGTAATCTCCCAGATATGGCGAGCCACATTACGTAGCTTTCCGTCTATTCTTTTAATCAGAACACCTTTAGCCAAATATCCTTGGGTATTTTTACGTCGATGCACACGCGCTGCTGTGCATTTAGACAAAGCCGCCATGCTCATCCAGTCCCGCTGGCGACGTCCTTTATTATGAGGCACATGACCTGATTTATATTTACCTTTATTGGGCATAGCAGCTATTTTATGAAGATGCAATTTAGACTTGTTCAATCCCAAACGAGATGCTTTGTTAGCAATGGAATTCACAGAACGACCGAGCAGAATAGATATATTGGAATTCTGCATGTCAGAATAAAGTTCCTTGAGCATCGCCTCCTCTTGTGGAGAGTATTTTATATTCGTTTTTTTCATCTTTCAATCGAATTATTTGTGAAAAACAAAGGGGATTATTTAATATGTTTGCTACTAAGTATATGGACGAGCACTCTTCTGTTAAAGTATCTTCATGAAATACAACACCTTGAATACCACGAACGCTGAGATTGAATAATAAAAAAGGAATGCTGCGACTTGATTTTTCAGAACAAATGTAAATGTGATCAATAGGACTGTAATTAAATAGCGAATAATTGTTACGCGATCTCCACCAATGACGTATCAACAGAGACCCGGTGCCGGCAGAGGGCTCATAGGTGATTTTGGCTGAATCTGACGAAGATATACGCAACAGGACATCCGAAATAGATTTTGGCGTAAAGTCCTGTTTCAAATCCTTGCGTTGTGCGTACAAGCTCTGATAAAAATCATAAAACCAATCATAGCTTAAATCATTCGCATACATATCACATATAGCCCGGTAAATAGGATCCCGGTCGGAATCGCCGTAAAAAAGAACTTCATTTAGGCGATATGGAATAGAATCTACGGTTTCGGCTCCCAATATGTCACATAGCTGTTTCATCAATTCAAATACTTTTTATGGCTTGATTTCACATTTTCAACATCCGTAATAGCATACAACGTCGTTGTTTCAATGTTCGAATGACCTAATAATTTTTGTACTTGATCTATCGGCATTCCGCGACTCAAAGCCATGGATGCGGTAGTCCGCCTGAAACGATGCGGATGTACGTCTGAGACACCGGCCCGCTTCCCTATATCATGCAGAACCTGCCGAACATAAGATGTGGATATATGATTCGATGACCGAGATGCAGGAAAAAGGTAACAATCTACGTGACCATGTGACATATGTGCCAGAACGGCCCGTTTCGCTTTGGCATTTAAATACACATAGCGTTCTTTACCGCCCTTCCCCAAAACCTTCATTTGCATATTCTGAAAATCTATATCCCTAATGCGTATTTGAACCAACTCCGAACAGCGAATCCCTGTTGAATAAAGAAGTTCTACCAGAGCATGTTCAAAATTATTTCTGACAGAGCCCCGGATAGCTTCCATATCGTCATCCGTAAAGGGTTCCTTTACTCGTTTATCAACTCGAATAGATTTTATTTTAAGCATCGGATTGACCTGAACATATCCCTCTGATGATGCCCATGAAAAAAAAGACGATAATACACGTCGTTCATTATTCAGTGTCACTTTACTGACTTTGCCCAAAACACTACGCATGGCCAAATACCACCGCACAACATCCGAACTGATGCATTTAAGTGATTGATTCGGAAACTGGGTGGTCGTCGAGGCGAAAAACTGCTTTAAAATTTGATGGTAATACGCTATTGAACGAGGACTGAATCCTTCGACCGACTTGGCAACTAAAAAATTCTGAACGACAAATTGTGCTTCGGAAATACATTCCGGTTGATACGAAACTATAGAGGTTGAATGTTTTTCAATACGATAATCTGAGCAAACAAGTAAGAGGGATTCAACAATACGGCATACTTGATCCGTGGTAAAAAATCCCAAAAGCTCATGTTTTATCCGAGAAATATACTCTTCTTGACAACTCATTATTTGATTGTTATCCATCTTTTATTCGTTAAAGGTTAACTGAGGGGACTGAGGCTTTCAAGCGCCACAAATACACCCCATTCACACGCTCAAGAGTGAAATTATCTTTAAGAGAGCCGCCCAAACGACGGAATCGAATGTAGGCCATTGCTTCATCCCGTGTGTAATACTTTTCCCCGGATTGCACACTTGGCGGCCCGCCATCCTTAAGCGCCTTGTCGAGTTTTGCGTAACTGACAAAAGCCGTATAGGCATTCGTGTGTTTGAGGTATGCCTGCTTGCTTTGCATGGTAGCTATCAATCGGCGAATATCTTTCACGTTGTAGTCCTGCAACAGCCACACGGCCTGTGCTGCAGTTATGGGCTCGGGCATCGAAGCAATACATGGCGCGTTCGTGGCGATCCATTCTATGAGTTCCACGGCCTCCGTCTCTTTTCCCCCTACAACCCCCTTTTTAGTATCTACCAGTGTGTGTGTATATTCTTCTATTCTTTCTTTCTTATATTCTTTAGTTGTGGTTATTTGTTGGTTATCTGTTGGTTGTTTGCTGGTTGTTTGTTGGTTATCTGTTGGTTGACAACCATTATCAAAACCATCCTGTGCTTGTTGGTATAAGTCATAATTACAGACAGTTATGATAGTATATTTGCGTGTTCCCGACTTGGTTATAAACCCGCAATTATCCAGCTTGTCTATTGCGGTGCGTATTTGCATCTCCGAAAGTCCTGTCTCTTCGGACAGCTGTCCTCTGCTGGTTACCAATTGTCCGCGGTCAATGATTAAACCCTTCCACTTCTTGGCCCGGTAATTTGCCTTCAAAATGAAATGCAATGCCAGCCGTACGCAGTTCGTATCCGGATACCACTCCCAATCGAGGAAGCTGCGGTACATCTTAATCCAACTGTTATTTGAAGTGTTACACATTGCGAATTAATCGTTTGTAATAATTGATCTTATCGGACATCTCCGACCTCGACATTTTGAATACGCTGTGCTTACTGCGTTCAAGTTCTTCAACGACTGCAAGTCCGTATTTTCGGATCAGTACTTGGCGGTAAACTCCAATGCGACCAGCAGAATGCCTGTTGCAAACCCTGCATTGGGCGTGACAATTCCTTTCGTCCCATCTCGTAGACCTGTGAGCTCGGTCTATATAGTGCCCGCAATCGCATGTTTCAGGCGCTATGGGCGCCCCGCAGGTGATGCAGAAACCTCGCCCACCCGGACAGTCTCGATGACGTATAAAAAGGCTGAAAACACGGTCGTATTCCCGTTCTAAATCTGTCATGCGTTATAGCCTATTTGGCGCATCTGCTCCTTCTCGAAACTCAGTTGCGTACGTAGTATGTCTACTTGATGGACACACGTGCGGTTGATCCTGTCGAGCATGTTAACGACCTTGTTCTCCTCGGCACAGGACGCCCGAAGTATTTCTTTTTGGATACTCGGCGCCAGAGGTATCAGGTCTTTCAGCCGGGAGGCTTTCAGCATCGCCAACTCCTGTTCGTATTTCGCCTTCGACAGGAGATAGCCGCTACGCGCCATACGCACACTCAGTTCTGACATGCGCTGTGAAATTGCCTGCGGCTCAGTAGGCGGTTCTGCTTCAATGAAGAGCTGCATTTCCTCGATCTCTTTAAGTTCAGATGTATCCATGGCTTAGAAGGGAAGATCGTCGGGGTCAGATTGCATTTGGGAGGTAGTAGAGGTGCATGAAGCCTGGGATTCCCTGCGCCCCAAAATCCTGACCGTATCGGCCATGATCTCCGTGATGTATCGTTTGATGCTATCTCGGTCGGTATAGTCGCGGGTTCGCAACCGACCTTCGACGTAAATCTGCGCCCCCTTCTTCACGTATTTATCCACGATATCCGCGGTATTGCGCCACGCCACCACATGATGCCACTCCGTTATCTCCTTTACGGTTTTTGTTTGCCTGTCGGTGTAACGGTCGGTCGTCGCCACACTCAGGCTGGCAACCTTGGCGCCCCCGTCCAATACACGAACTTCGGGATCAGAACCTACATTCCCGATGATGATGACCTTGTTTACCATATTTTCGTTGTTGTTTTTTGGCGAATATTTTTAACCTGCGGATGGCATCCCACTCGCGCGTGGATTGTTCAGGGAGCGGACGAAGCATATCAATCGCCCGAATCACCCTGCGCATATCGGAATTGGATACATTCATTGCAGTGGTTTTTTAAAAGTAGTCTTGATAATAGTCTTGCTCGACCTGGCGGGCGGGAACAACACTTCCCCCGTCTCCGGATCCGCCAAGCCCGATGCAGGCATACTGCGCAGCATCATCTCCCGCTCTTTGATGTCCACTTTTAAAGCTTCAAGCGTTTCATACATATCTCGCAGTTTGCTGTCGCCGCACATAGAATAGTCGTATTTTACGCCCGATTCGGCCTCCTCCAGCCGGCAGTCCCCGAACTGGTGCGATTTGCCGTATTTGGCAAGCTCCCGCAGCGTGATGTCGCGCACGTAGGTGTTCTCCTTGAAGAGCTTGATGGCGGCCTCCATACGGCTGATATTGATGTGAGCCGTGATCGGGTCTACCTCCCCGTTTACAACCGAGGAGATAGCCCGGGCGGCCAGCTCGGCGGCGGGCGTCGATTCCCGCAGCAACATTACCTGTGCTTCCATATCACTTTGCATTTTTGCGTGCCTGACGATATGATTCGAAGAGCGCCGAGAAGCGATCCACGACTTCGGCATCGGCGTCGCGGTATTTCAGCAGGCGTGCCCCTGCGTCAAAATCTGCGGCATAGTTGTCAGTCGTGAGAACCCCGTACATCCATTTCAGCAGCTGATCGCAGGTGATAGGGTCATCCAGGTGTTCCATAGTAATTCGTTTGCGGGCAGGTGCCGGAGCGTTGGCCGGGGTCTCAGTGGATTGTACAGTTTTTGCACTTTGCGCAGCTACCCGGTTGGTATTCTCGGTTCGCCGCTCGTCCGTGTCTGCATCTTTTGTATCGTCGATGCAAAACAACCCGTTAAGGGCATATTTGCGAGCGTAGCTCGACGCTGTACCGGTGATTTGTGCCCCATCCATCCCTTTCTTGTCGAAATCTTCACGGGCAAAAGCAGTGGCCGTCGCCGATTCTCCGGAGGCGTTGGTGATGCGCGCCGTGGCTTTCACGTAGTAGCGATCGCCGACATTGACAATGTCATCGCAAAGGTTCAACGCGCATTCATGCGCTTTGAGCAGCGGTTTGACTGCTTCGAGAATATCCTCGCAGCTCCGATACTTGTATTTCCCGAAACTGTTATACTGCCCCTTGGGAGCTTTCAATTCCGACTGGATAGCGATTAACTCTTTCATAAGCCTACTCGTATTTAATGGTTATCACGGCTTTGCTCCGGTCGATGCCTATGCACCCTTCACGCACAACCTTATGGATTTCTTTATCCGCAAGACGTCGTGAGTACTTCGCGCTAAAGATGGTAATGTTGCCAATGGCAACTTCAATGATTGTCCTCATTGTTATAAATTGTTTCGTTTTGCGTAATTTTTCAACCGGGCCATATGCCCGGGCCATATCCGGCCGTCAATATCGGTGACATTAATAACCTCGATGCTGTCTTCACACCCGGTTTGCACCTCCTCGAAACATCCGGCGAAGACATCGTATCGGCGTTCATAAACAGGCATATAGTGATGCCTCGCCTGAATGTCATAGATTTTGTATGCAACCGAATAGACCCGGCCGTCTTCATCACCGCGCATATCCTTCTGAATGGCTTCGCGGATAGCCCGATAAATCAACTTTAGGTCTACCTCCATCAGCGTTCTGGCCCTCTGGGAGAATGTCGACCGCTGGCCAGTTATATGTTCGCTCGGAATATCATCAGCACCGGGGACGTGGTTGTCGTGTAATATTGCGTGTTCATGGGCTATCGTATTTCAACCCGGTAAATACGGGGCTTGTTCTCGTTCTTCAATGCCCGGTAGATGGCCTTGGATTGTATCCGGACAGCCTTTGACCGCAGGCGGTATTGGGCTCGCCAAATGCGCCCCTTTATCGTCGTCCACACGCATTTAACCGTGATTTCCGTAAACTCATTCATGGCTTTCGAATATTGAGGTTAGCAATTTTCCAATCTCACTTGTACGGTGCTGATTGGATAGCACCCAGCCGAATACCACGGCAATCGGCGCTATGAACGCCAACAAGGTGATAAGATGTGCCATAGCGGCCTGTTTTAACGGTTGGACTTGGAGGGGAATACCCGGCTTACGAGTATGGTGCCGACAACGACAGCATACGCGGGATAGAGCACGCGGAACTGAGCAAGGAAACAGCCTAAAGCATGCTCCTCGCACGTGGCGCGGATAACGTTGGTGTAATCGACCCTATCAGATGAAAATAGGGGTTTGTTGGCCTTCAGATGGCAACGGTAGAATGCGGTGCGGCTTTTCTTCGCGCGCGGTGTGGTCTGGGTGTTATTTACCCGGGTACCACTTGTGTTGTTCTGTCGCATTTGTTGAACACAAGTTAGGTTAATGTATGGTATAAAAAGAGGGCGTGCCCCCTAATTCTTGCGACAGAACCACAACTACGTAGCGTAGAAGTGCAACGGGAACACGCCCAAAAGACGTTCGTATATTTCTAATGACTACGTAAAGTAGTTCTGTCGCAACAGCAAAGATAGAAAATCATTTCGAATCTGCAAAATTATTTGCCATCGGCATCGAAAAAAGGTATCGACGGCTTCTCCTTACGGGCGATTCGGTACATCATTTCAGCCTTTGCGCCGTTGATGATCTTACCCGCAATGTTAGCAATCTCCGATGCCTCTTTGATCTCGATCTCTCGTGCCCGAAGCTCTGCATACACGCGGCCCAAATCGGCCGTCAATTCCCGGATGTTCTTAATCTCTTTCATCGTTTTGTTGTTTTTTGATTTCTCGGTATAACTTTAGTTGAATACGTTTGTAGTCGATTGTTTCGGGGGTTACGGGGAGGTTGCAGCGCTTTAGTTTATCCATTAAATACCCGTCAGTCAGATTCTCGCGTTTCTTTCGGTCATACGCCCGGTACATTTCGAGATTAGCTGCGTAATACTTGCTGGCATTCGCCCGGTACTTTTCGAGATTAGCGGCGCGCCACTTACGGTGCTTTTCCCGCGCCTTTTCGGAATTAGCTGCGTAATACTTTCTGGCATACTCCCGACACTTTTCGGAATTGGCTGCGTAATACTTGCGGTCATACTCCCGACACTTTTCGGAATTGGCCGCGTAATACTTGCGGTCATACTCCCGGCACTTTTCGAGATTAGCGGCGCGCCACTTACGGTGCTTTTCCCGCGCCTTTTCGAAATTGGCTGCGTGCCACTTACGGTTATTTTCCCGCGCCTTTTCGAAATTGGCTGCGTGCCACTTACGGGACTGCTCCGCCTTGCATTGTTTGCAAATATGGCTATGACCTAATACGCATTCCTTATTCTTCGCAAACTCTTCCAACGGCTTTTCCTGCCCGCATTTGCGGCAGACGCGGGTAATGTCATCCATAATTTCTTACTTTTAGGGGTTATTCGTAGATAGGACGCCAGCCGACAATACTACTATGGCGGTAATACTATTGCGACGCAGGGAGGATTAGAACAGCCGCCCCTGAACATTATCATCCGGACGCCTCACAGCATCCGCCCACCGCTCGTGTACGAACATCTTTTCTACGCGTTTTATCGTTTTTGATGATGAATAGGTGCATGCTTTGTCAATACTCGCAAAGCATATAAAGTCGTCCGGCATGGAATATTCCGAAACGAACACCGGGAATTCCATGCTGCGCAGCCATCTATAAAATCGTTCATGGTCGAAATCGTCGATATACCCCGACGTGTTAGCATACGGCGGGTCGCAGTATACCGTCGCGCCCGGCGGTATAGCAACATCGCTGTAATCCTTTCGGGACAGTTTCAGTCTTTCCAGACTTTGCAGACTTTCCAGTCTTTCCAGACTTTGCAGACTTTGCAGACTTTGCAGACTTTCCAGACTTTGCAGACTTTCCAGTCTTTCCAGACTTTGCAGACTTTGCAGACTTTCGTTTAAGGGCGCCCACGGAATAGTTAACGCCGGTAAAATTTCTTGCAACTTCTCGTATTGTTCAGAGGATGGCAACATCCATTGAGATTCGCTAAAATAATGCCTACCCATATAATTCCCAAGGCGTCGGTCGACATCTTTTTTCGTAAGACCGGATAATTTCAGGGCGTTCTGTAAATATTTTCGCAAATACGCTGATTTAACCCGAAAAACATCTGTATGTATCGCCTTTGTATTCAATGTGCCGTCCGCATTGTATTGAGGTGCCACGTCGCACGCTGCGCACAACTTCAGCACCTTTTGCGTCAGCTCTCCTATTTTATCACGGACTTTTGCAAATTCCCGGACAAATCCTTTCCATGCCAACCGCGCGCTCGTGGGCGTTCCCGCGGAAAATATCGCGTGCATGTGTTTTTTGAACCGCTCAACCTCCGGAGCATACATATATGTCTTCATATCGTTCCCAAAGCTCCAGCAAAGACGCACGTAGGGGTCGTCATCTTTGAGACGGAGGAAATCCTCCCGACTGATCCATCGACATTCATTCCGGTATTTCCCATCGATGGCATCACGGAAGACTTGGGGATATTCCGTAATATCGTTTGCAATGAAACGTCCGAATTTACCAGACAATATGGCAGCGTGAGTTACCGCACATCCTCCGGCGAACAAATCCACGAACGTATGCGACGCGGGAAGATTCGAAATAACCCATTTCGCAATACTATTCTTAGAACCCTTATAAGGTAATCCGTAATTCATAACTAATCTAAATTCAATGCCATCCTCCGCGACCTCTCGGCATTCTTGAGGTAGCGTGTTTTGTACTTCTCATTGGCCTTGTCGGGTGTAACCCAAAGCACCGTGTTGTTGTCGAGCCGTAAAGGCACCAGTCCTTTGTCTTTGAGCTCTTGAAGATATTTATTCATGGTCGTTTGATTGTATCCAAAAGAAGCGGGGGCTTCTGACTGCCCCCGCGGTGGCGGCGTTACTGTGCTTCGCGCCGCCGATTTGCGTTCTTTATCTCCCGTTTCGTGGGCTTAGCCCGCCTCGGCCTTGCTACTTCCTTCACGCAGCCTCGGATTGTCGAGGGATATACCCTCTGTCAGCTTCCGTTGTGACAGACGCCCAAGCGCCCGATCAAACTCACAACATTAGGGTTAGAACCCCGTTGAGCTACCCGGATTCGAACCGGGAGTACCGCCTCCAAAGGGCGGTGTGTTAACCATTACACCATAGCTCAATAAAAGCCGCCTGAATCTCCACTCACCCGCGCCACCGCGCAGGGCTTCGATCTCGGCGGCACACCATCCGCGGGCTTCACAACTGGCCAATGGCAAATACCAAACTTAAAATGCGATTTGCGGATTATTGGCAGGAATCCGCGACCTGTGGCATATAGTACTCGTTAAACTGTGTCGGCCGCCCGTCTTCCGTAACGGCCTTCTGTTTGTTCGAGCAAATGGAATATCCCATTTTCCGGAGCCGACTGATGATCCGGCGCAGCTCCGTTGTGTGGTACAGCCTCTCAGCCTTGCGAACAGTCAGCCTGCCGCCGGCCTTGAGATAGGCCAGAATCTTACTTTGCGGTTCGTACGTCATAGCCCTTGATGTATTTGCCGCTTTTCCCACGGGTACGGTCGAATTTCCTGAGCCTGCCTTCCAGTTCGTCGATGCGCTTGTACAGGGTATCACGTGCTTGAGTGAGCGCCAATACCTCGTGTTCCCGCTCGATAAGGCGTCCATCCGCTTCATTGCGCTCGCAAAGGCATGTAGCAAGCCGCACCTCCAGGTCTTCGATCCGTTTCCACATTTTCCACCTGGGCGTCAGGTCGAAGCATAGAAATCTCCTCTTCCTCAAAGTGTTCTTCTCCATAGTATAATTGTTTTAAGGTGTTGCAAATAAGCCCGCGCGCACTGTAACTTTAAACTCCATTTCAAAACTGCGCCACCGAAAAGCGCACGCGGGCAAGATGCAGACCTCACGCCTAAAATGAAATAACCCACTGCTGAAAGAACGGTGCGCAAGGCCTGCCATAGAGCCTGGATAGGCGGTCAAGCCACACCAGGCGTAATAATCAATACGGCTCTCCGGATTACTCCGGGTCATCGCTCGTTCATTGGTATTTATCTGTTGCCAGCCCTTCTGCGCCAAGTCGCTCGCCGGGTTTTACATCCGCTCGGATGGTTCTCGTGTATCAATGTGTCAAAGAACACAGAAATTGCTTTTGCCTTGCGGCGGGGTTAGTGCCAGCAATCAAACCCCTCACCTATGCGGTGGCTATCTTGGAGGTGCGGCAGGATTCGAACCTGCATTTATTGTTTCGCGTTTCACAAGCCGATACAAACCATAAGAGGTTGCCGTTCTCTCGTCTCTCCTTAATCGTTCTCTCGTTGAACTACGCACCCTGTGATGCTATTCCTTTTTGATGTGAAGCCGCTCTACCGGAATGCCTTTCATCTTGGCGATTTCATCCATCGTTACTTCGACAATCTCAGTTTCAGGATCAGGTTCATAAACAAGGCGAAACCCTAATGTGTAAAGCTCGTCGCAAGTGAAATTGTAAGGCACATTGCCGTTCTCTCTCTTGCACACGACCAATTCTCCACTACGGAAAATCACCTCCCAAGTGTTTGATTCGTATACAAGCTTATCCCCTACCTGCCAATCCTTGAAAGATTCGGCCTCTTCTTTCGTCGAAGGGTGGATACAAAGATTTGAAACGTTGTTTTTGATGAGTGCCATCTCGCTACCATCCTCGATGTGCCAACTGCATTTGAAGCCTAATTTGTCTTCGCAATCGGCTCCATCCTTCACATTTTGGCATAGATAAATACTCCCTTCCTCTACCTGAATACGCCCTTCAACTGGGATGTTGTAGATGTTGGCCTTGAATTTCTTGCCCTTGCATTGCAGTAAATTTTCCATACTATTTTATTTTTGGTTTATGAGTTTTTTTTGTGTTTAAAGTCCGTGGTTGTTAGCCCATATCACGAGTTCGGCAAGCGTTGTCGACCCTGTGCGACGCATAGCGTTTCGTTTGTGTGTTTCGACCGTCAACTGGGAAAGTGATAGTATTTCGGCAATCTTTTCAGTCTTATACCCCTCTTTATAGAGGCGGACAATCTCTTTCTCCCGCATTGTCAGGTTAGTATTAAACTCTGGGTTACAGATTACTTTATAGTATTTGCACTCCCCCACCAGCGGACAAGCAACATTCTCGAAGTTGAACCGGCCTAATTCGTCCACATCGGGCACTTTGTCGTACATCCCGAAGTTGCAGCGGATAAACCGGTGTGCGCACCTGTATTTGAAATAGGGGGCATTCACCTTGCTCTTATTGTAAATCTCCGACAGCGCCTTGAATGCCTGCGGGTAGTCAATCTCAATTACCGAGAATAATGCGTCGGTGAGCTCCTTTTCTTCTTCCATATATGTGCGGACACCCTTTTCGTCGCGAATCTGCACCTCTCCTTCGGGTGAGTTAAAAAACTCTACGTTATTTAACCTTTGCATGGGTACCTTTGTATGGATAATCTTCTGGGAATAATGCGTCGCCGGGGAACCTATTTTCAGAGAATTTATATACACAGAATGCTATGTTATCCCTGTCTGACTTGTCAGGACGGGTGTGTCCGTGCGCCCATCGCCATATTGTTGTCCTGTCCTTTCCTGTCACAAGACGAATTTCTGCCCACAACTTACTTTTGCGAGTCTTCCCAAGTGTAGAAACATATTCTTGGAACGGCAACTTTACAGCGCGCTGATTTGCAGTATTCATATTCATATTATTTGTCCAGTATTGCCATGATCCGCTCAATGCAGGCGGCCTGCTCCTCGAGTAGTGCCGTCAAGCGGTCAGTCGATTGAATTACTTCGTTCATATTGCATCGTGCTTTAGTCACCATAGTACATTCCTCGGACACCATAGAAACCTGTCGGCACTTTCAGCAGTTCGGGGCGGTACTCCGTGGCCTTCGGCTGCTCCGTCGGGCGGTTCTCGATCTTCGCGGTCAGCATCGCCAACTTCTCGTTGCGCCAAGCCTTGCGCAGGCAATCCCCCAAACTCTTGCCCGGCTGTACCTTTTTAAGGTACCAGGCGTTCTTCATGATCTTCGATTTGTCGTAAGTTGCTTTCATCGCGTTGTCCGTTTTTATTACCTTCAAAAAGGTACAATCGTCAAATATTCAGTCCCCACGCTTGCGTTTTTCATCTTAAATCGTATATTTGTATCAGCTTTGTGGGTTTCACATTGCAAATATAGAATATAATTCTAAGAATTCGATGATTTTCTTAGAATATTTGCATAAATAATATTTATACGATTTTAAAATAATATTAAGCCTCTGATATCATGACCCTTAAAGAGAGAATCCAAGCGTATTGTCAGTATAAAGGGATTTCTGTTTCGCAATTTGAGAGACAGGCGGGGCTTTCAAATGGATATTTTAAAGAGGGGAGCAAAATGCCTCGCCCTGACAGAATCTCTAAAATTCTAAACAAATTTCCTGACATCAATAGAAACTGGCTCCTATACGAAGAAGAGCCCATGCTCAAAACTACCGACCAACCTGTCAGCCAAGGAGGCGAAGACGTCACGCCAACGAAAGCTGAACTAAATAACCCAAAAACTATGGAGAGATTCTTAGATTCACTACTCCGCCAAAACGAGGAGTTGATTCGGCAAAACGGGGCTTTAATTGACCTGTACCGAGAAGAGAGAGCGAAAAGCAAGGGCGATGTCGCCCAAAAAAAAGAGGCATAGCGGTATTCTAATTAGCCTTATGCCATCTTCATTAGAGCGGAAGCAATATGATAAAATAGAACCACCCAAAATAAGCTCCATATAATCGAGCTACACATTTAAAGGAGATTACGGTCTCCTTTAAAAATGACCGGGGCGCCCGCAGACCAAAACATAAAAACTTCGGATTATTTCAATAGCACAAACAAATTTTATACATGATGGATTACTACTTCGAAGAACCAGCTCCCATAAAATATGATTTGCTATTCGAGGAAGTAGCAAGATATGCAGTCAATAATGGAGGCATATCCACAACAGAAATTCAGCGAAAATTTGAAGTTGGATTTAATCGGGCTGGGCGCATTATGATGCAATTAGAGAGTGCTGGCATCGTTGGTCAACAACAGGGTATCAATCCTCGAAAAGTATATTTTGATAATATTACATCGTTAGAAAAATACCTTGCGGCAGGTGATTATCATCGAGCTTCCCTGTCTGCAGAAGAGCAGGAACGACAGAGGATATTGTTTCAACAAGAACAAGAAGAGCGTGAAAAAGCCGAGATCGCCGCGCGTATTAAAGAAAAATATCGCATACGTCAACTTGAAAAAATCGTACGGCAAGAATTGATCGACAGCGGAGAACTATTCGGTGATGAGCCAAAGCGGCCGCCAATTCCCAGGGAAATAGTAGATGCAGTATATAAGCGTGATGGTGGCCGATGCGTATACTGCGGATCCACACAAAACTTACAACTCGATCACATCATACCTTTTTCAAAAGGCGGGGCGACCACATTAGAGAACATGCAGTTGCTTTGCCAAAAATGCAATGTTGAAAAGTCGAATAAAATAGGATAACATAGTCATTTATGGATAATTATGTTAGTAATATATGGACAGCAATAAGTGCCATAGCCACAGCATTAATGGCAATAGCTACATTTGTTACTATATATTACAATGGAAAACGGTGGCGTAAAGAAGATAAAAGACGCGAATACGATGAAAGGCCTCGATTGGTTTACAGCATTTTTTGCCATGAAAACCTTTATTCGATAAAGATAATCAATGCCGGACTGCGAACTGCATACAGTATACAGTGGAGGATAAGTTCCGATTTCGATGATTTATTTTCGAATTATCAAGATATACAGTCAAACCTTCGTAGTAGTGACGTAAGCGGCAATATACATTTATGCCCCAACGAACACTTTTTAATACCGCTTTTCCCTATTAATCTTGTAGAATATTTGGCAAAAGACAAACCTACTAAAATTGAAAAACTATGTACCGTTGTCGATAGTGAAAAATATGATTCGATACAAAATGAGGCTTTGAATGGTACAATTCATTTACGAGGGCAATATAATCGTCAATATCCTATAGATGAAAATTTTGTTATTAAACAATATTTAAGATTAACCTAAGTATCTAAATCTGTCGAAACAGTGGATTGTTCTTTTTTTTGGGGACAATCCATTTTTTTTGCATTTTCTTCAATCTACCTCTTGTTATTAAAATGCCTGCTCCCACCTTTGCCCTGAGAGATTGTTTTTCATGGCAGAAGGGAAGCTGACGATAAAGCAGGAGAAGTTCTGCAACAAGTACCTCGAGTGCGGCAACGCATCCGAGGCGTATCGCTTTGCGTATGAGTGTTCGAAAATGAGCGATGAAACGGTATGGAAAAGATCGAGCGAGCTACTTCAAAACGGGGAGGTTACGGGGAGGGTAAAACAACTTCAAGCCCAATTAGCCGAAAAAGAACTTATCACCAAAGAGGAGCTAATCCGGCTTAATGTATCCATCATTAATGCCGACGTACTCGACTTTGTCGATGCCGACATGGTTGATATGAAAACCGAATATGGCGTACGGCAGGTTCCCTCAATTTCTTTCCAAGACCTAAAATCTCTTCCGCCTGAAAAACGGCGTTTAATCCAGTCCATAAAGATTGACCGTTCAGGTAGCCCCGTCGTGGAATTGATGGACAAAAGCAAGGCGATAGAAACCATCAACCGCATGCTCGGATACAATGCCCCGGAGAAAACTGCCAACACTGACACTAAAGGTAATGACCTTCCGCAGCCGACATTCAATACAGATCGTTTCTTTCAATTAATACAAATGAGCAGGAGCGATGACTGATTATTCCAGTGTAGGTAACTTCTTGTTGAAGGAAGGGTGTTTGGCATTTACGGCTGTAATGTTCGAGGCTGTGAACAAACAACCTTTTCGGATTGCGCCCCATCATCGAATAATATGCCATAAACTCGACCAAGTACTCCGTGGAGAACACCCGACTAATAGGCTCATGTTTAACATTCCTCCGCGACATTCTAAAACAGAGTTAGCCGTCGTGTCTTTCTCTGCGATAGGATTTGCCATCAATCCGCGTTCCGAGTTCATGCATCTTTCGAGTAGCGATCAACTCACTACCCGGAATGTTACGAACATACGGAGGATCATGGAGGATCCCAATTACCGCGCATTCTTCCCAAATGTCGAACTGTCCAACAATGCCAAAGGAAGTATATCCACCTCAAGCGGGGGTGTAATGTATGCGGCTCCCTTTATGGGTCAAATAACAGGGTTTGGATGCGGTAAACTGGGAGCACAAGAATTCAGCGGTGCAATGAGTATTGACGACCCGATGAAGGCTCAGGATAGCTACTCCAGTACTACCAAAGAGCGTATTGGCGAACTGTGGACTTCTACATTCAAGAACCGTCTTAATGACGTTCGTACCCCGGTCATTGTAACAGCTCAAAGGCTCGCTCCAGATGATTTTTGCGGATACTTATTGCAGCTTGAAGGCACGATAGAGGAAGGTGGAGAATGGGATGTTGTCAAATTCCCCGCAATCTTAGATGCAGGGCTACCTACCGAACGTGCACTTTGGGAGGATCGATTCGCGCTTGATAAATTAAAGCGATACCAAGAAGCGGATCCCTTCATATTTGAGACCCAGTACATGCAGAATCCCAAGCCTCTTGAGGGATTAATGTATCGTGAATTCCGAACATACGACGTTATCCCCTACTCCAAAGATTGCACGCATAAGAATTACACCGATACAGCAGATACGGGAAGCGACTATCTATGTTCGATATGTTACGACGAATTACCCGAGGGAAATTATGTGACCGATGTGCTCTACACAAAAAAGCCCATGGAGTATACCGAACCCAAGACGGCCGAAATGCTTGCAAGGAACAGGACGGAATGGGCTAATATTGAAAGCAATAACGGAGGGCGGGGCTTTGCGCGCAATGTAGAACGCATCCTTCGCCAGATGAACATTACCCACACAACGGTTAGTTGCTTTTCCCAGACCGATAATAAGCAGGTACGCATATTTACCAAGTCAGCAGACGTCAACAACATGACATTTTTCCCGACAAATTGGGATAAGAGATGGCCGGAATTCTATCAGGCCATTATGGGATATATGAAGGAAGGGGGCAATGCGCATGACGATGCCCCCGATGCGCTGACCGGATGCTTTGAAAAGCGCAGCACACCGATACAAGACGATGATTTAAGTGATATTAATATTTGGTAAACAATGAACTTTTTAGATCGCCTTTTTACATTTTTCCAAAATAAAACGCTCAATGCATTAGGTGTTGAGCGGGATTTAATGGAGCTTATCAAGGCAAAAGACATCAGTCAGGCGATGTCTTTGATGGAAGACCATGACGCGGAAGCAATGCAGGCAATATACGAGTACAATCCGAAACTTCACGCCATAATGAAGCGTCGAAATAAAACGAGAAAGGGACAGGAAGATTACCGCACGGAGAAATTGCCCCGCACTCGACAGCGTTATATAAATGAGGTAGAATTGTTCTTCCTGCTTGGAAATCCGATAAAATGGAAGGTATCCGACGAATCCGGTGATGCCGATGCATTTTCGGCTTACAAACAATTCCTTCGAGAAATACGATTCGACAGTAAGATGCGACAGGCTAAACGGCTGGCCGGAGCAGAAACCCAAAGTGCAAAGCTGTATCACATTTACAGGGACGAGGCAACGGGGCTTCCTTGGGTGAAAATAGTTGTGCTGTCGAAGTCTAACGGATATACCTTGCGCCCCATGTTCGACCAATATGGTAATATGTTGGCATTCGGGTGTGGGTATTATTTGAAGGAGGGCGCCGGAACAGTAGAGCATTTCGACATTCACACACCCACTTTTATATTCCGGGGAAGAAAAGCCAAAATAGGTTGGGATGTGACCCCAGTGCTTAATCCGACTGGTAAAATTAACATCATTTATTACAAGCAAAATACGGCATGGGATGGATTGCAGCCCCGAATTGATCGGGAAGAAAGTATTGACTCAAAAACCGCAGACACCAACAATTACTTTGCGGATCCAATGTACATTGCCACCGCAGCGGTTATCAAAAATCTTCCCACAGTTGATTCTCCAGGGAAAGGGATTAAGTTGTCAAGCAAAGATGATCGGTTTGAATACCTTAATCCACCTATGTCGTCTGAAACGAGGCAGCAGGAAAAGTCGGATTTAAAAGAATCTATACTTTTCGATACTTTCACTCCGGAGTTCACCCCAGAAAAAATGGTCGGATTGGGGACTTTGTCCGGTGAAGCCATTAAGCGCGCAATGGTTCTCGGATATATCAAGCGTGATAATCGAAAAGAGATATACGACGAACTCGTCGACCGGGAAAAGAACCTAATCTTGGCGATTATGATGAATGTAACTCATATCCATATGAGAGACAAACTCGCCACCCTCAAGATCGAGCATGAATTTTCGGAGCCCTTCAACGAAGACATTACTGCAAGGTGGCAATCCATAGGGAAAGCCTATGCAGATGGAGTGCTTTCACTTGAGGAATCTGTAAAATTAATGGGTGTTGCAGATAATTACCAAGAGGAAATCGAAAGAATTAGGCAAATGAAAGAAGCCTCTGCCACAAGCATCTACGAGGATGCAAAAACAAACCTTTCGACCAAAAAAGACGAGAATTCAAGTATCAATACCCCGACGGAATAAAACTTTTAGAACAATGACGGCTATTATACATCAATTTGATCCGCAAATTTATCCTCGGTTAATTTGGGTGGTAATAGGTGAAAAAAGCGCATCTGCAATAAGCGATAGGTTTGAAAATATAACAGATATGGACGACACATCTGCGGCGGATACGCAGAGTACATACGACATCACAAATAAAAGGGGTGGAGTTCTTATCAGGTTCGCCACAAAGGCGAACGCTCAAAATATCCAGTACGTTTGCCACGAATCTACACATGCGGCTATGGAGATATTCGATTATATCGGTGGACGCATTGATTGCAGTAACCAAGAGCCATTCTGTTATTTGGTCGGCTGGATATCTGAATGCATAAAAGAGGCTTTGAATTACCGTACAAAAAAAGTATAAATTTCCATCCTGCCCATTGTTATTAAAATGCCCGTCGAAATCTTTGCAACAGAGATTAATTAAAATAATATGAAAGAAAAACTTTTAGCACTGCTCCAAACCAAATTTACGGGGGTGGACAATGCGATCCTCGACCGAATCGCAACGAAAAAGTCGGAGAATGTAACGGACGAAGCACAATTACCTACCATAGCAGAGGGGATTGGCTTTCAGGACGTGTTAACCAGCTACGGCGACTACCGTGCAGGGGATGCGCAGCAGACCGCAGTCAAGAACTACGAGAAGCGGCATAACCTCAAAGACGGGAAGCCTATCGAGCAACCTGCCACAGGGGAGCGGCAGGCGAATACTCCTCCCAGTAGCGAAGAGCCCGAATGGTTCAAAGTCTACAAACGCCAGCAGGAAGAGCGTGAAAATGCTGTAAAAGCAAAGTACGATGCCTTGGAAGCAGCGCGTGTAAAGGCCGAACGGGACACACTTCTTCGCTCAGCAGCCAAAGCGGCAAACGTCAATGAATCAGCGTTAGACGACATCCTCGCGCTCGCTTCTGCGATGAACGAGGAAAAGCCGGACGAAACGAAGATCAAAGAAAAGTTCGCGGCTATACAAACGCGATTCGTTGCCGCAGGGCTTGAGGGGCAGGAAACGGCATTCCCCCTCTCCACATCTGAGGCTCAAAGCAAAGAAGAGGCCAAAATGTGGGCTGAAAATCTGCCGGATGCAAAATAAAAACAATAACAAACATGGCTATTAAATTCGAAAAGACACAAGTTAAGGGCGGGTTCCCGGTATTCTGGCGCGGAGAGCGCGAAGTGCTGCCAGGTGATTTCGCCGTGAAGGGCACCTATCCGGAAGGCACGATACTCAAAGAGGGAACGCCTATCAAACTCGATTTCGAGAACATGGAGTGCACCATCTGCAAATCGGCACGAATCGTAGAGGGCGGTACCACAACCAAACCGCGTGTCATCAAGGGCTCTATGTTCCAGATCAACGATGCCGTCAAAGTAGGCGCTTCCTCCGGCACCATCAAGAGCATTAGCACCGCCAACGAATCATACGACGAAATCACATTAAGCGCAGCAATGACAGAAGCAGTAGCAGGCGCTGATCTGCTCGGAGGGGATGAAATTCCGGACGCCGTCATCGAAACGACAAAGGAATACACCAAGGCCAATGGATTTCCGACTGTCTCGGCAGCTTATGGGGCGCGAATCCTCAAGGATGTAGCATACCCCGTCCCCGAGACTTGGCTGCAAGGCTACAGTATGAAAAACAACCCTGAAATCAAGTACATCAGACAGTAAAAGACAGGTAAACAATGAGCGAAGTATATTATTCTTCTATTTTCAGCGAGCTGACCAAGCAGGTGCAAGCTCGCATCGACGCAGCATCTGAACTGCGCAAGCGCTTGTTCGACCAAAATGTCTACGAGCGTTTTTTGGAGTGGGATACTCCCACGGTAGGGTTCAATTTCGAAGAGATCATCGGATCGTATAATCTGAGCGTAGCTGCCGCCACCTTGGATTCGAAAGGCAAGGAACCCATTATGGGAACTGAAGGCCTGGCTACAATAGCCAAGAAAGTCCTCATTCACCAAATGACCCTACCGATGCCCATTGAAGACTATCGGAAGGTACTTCAGCTGCTGGATTCACGCATGATCTCAGATCAGGCAAAGAAACAGCAGCTCGTAAACCTCATGTGGGGCGGCGTTGAACGGGTCGTGGAATCCGTACAGGCCAAAATAGACATCATCTTCCTGGGTGCCCTCTCGAACAAAGGGGTATTTTCATTCACTCAGGAAAACAACCCCGAAGGAGGTGTGCGAGGCAATATCGACTATGGCATGCCGCAAGAAAACATCGCCACAGCAGATACACAGTGGACGGAGGGCAACATCGACCGTGTCGATGTATTCGAGGATATCCAAGGCGTTGTCGATGCAGCTCAGGAGAAGGTGACCTTCGACCGCATCCTTCTGGATCAAAAGCGGCTTTCGTACATCCTGCGCAGCAAGAAGATGAAGCAGGTTATTTTCGGCACGGACAAATCATCGTCGCCACTTCTGCTGGCCAACCTAAACGAGTTTATGCGATCGAACGGGTTGCCCGTATTCGAGGTGATCCGACGGATGACGCGCATTCAGGACAATGGCAAGATCCGCGAATACAAACCGTGGAATGACAAGAGCCTCGTATTCGTGCCGGAGGGTCGTCTCGGCGTCATCAAAAACGCTTACGCGGATAACGAACTTCGCCCCGAGCCGGGAGTTGCCTACTCCAACTACGGACGCATCCGCATCTCGCAGTGGGGCAAAGGCGAGACGGACAACTCGAACGGCGTGGAGTTTACGAAAGCACAATCTATTTCGCTGCCCGTCATTACCGAGATCAACGGTATTTACTCGCTGAGTGTAGAATCGTAGAAGTGCATGACGGTAGCAGAATGCATACATCAGGAGTTCAGCATGGTCGGAACCATCTCCGACTATGGTGTTCGCCGCTTCGCCAGGGAATGGGGATACGATCCCAACTCCCTGGCGGGTAGCGACCATCAGCAACAACTAATCGCCAAGCGCGTATCTGAGTTCATCGACAGCCTGATAATGCACCCTCTGTCGGTAAGCGAAAACGGGCATTCGGCGTCCTGGTCTGAAAGCGCCATGAAGCAACGGGCACAACTGATGCTTCGGCAATATGGCATCACGCCCGGCGAAGAATTGAGCAGCTCTATTGGCCTGTCCTCGATAAAGGATGCTTCGAACTTGTGGTAATATGTATTTCGCGCCCCACATACTCTATTTGAGGATCGATCCTCCCAAACAATACGACGAACTGGGACGTCCGATAGCTATGTCCGAAAATGATGCATGGCAGGAAATAGGTGATTGTCGTTGCGACGACGACACAACCGTCCGCCTTGTATCAGAGAACGGGGAGGTGCGCCAATCGAAATACCACATCGTCTACGAAGGGAGAGGAGTACCCAAAGGAGGTTACGTGAAATGCATTGACAAGGCGACCGGCACAGTACGGGGCGAAGGCTCTGTGGCAATAGCCAAGGTAAACAACTATTTCAACGCTTCAGACCTTTGGATATGATTACAACGGGAGACGCGCGCAACATACTGTTCTCGGCGTGTAAGGGGGTTGGGATAAAGGACATGCACACTTCATGGGCTATCCCCGAGGGGAAAGTCAATAGAGAGCGTATCGTCGTCATCACACCACCCGAGCAGACGTCGGACACGTATTGGGAAAATTGCTTTGTTGCTGTAAACCTGTGCGTCCCCGACATCAAGGGAGAAGCGAACCTAAAACGGCTGGACGAACTCGAACGGGCAGCCAAGGCGAGATTCAAAGAATGGACATACGGTACTTATGACGGATCCGCATACAGGTACAGGTATGAGAATATCGGCCGCGAAGAAGATGTGAACCTCGGATGCCACTATATCTACATCAGAGTACTATTCAGAGTATTAAACATTAAAAACAACTAAAACAATGGCAAAAGTAATAGCAGTAGGAATCAAGAAGCTGTATTATGCAGACCCCGCGAAGGTCACAGGAGATCTTACGGGTACCCTTCTGGCAACCATCATTAAAGATGTCAGCACGAAACAGGTGGAGAACATCCACCAAGACACATGGAGCATCGAAGAGGAGGAGCCGTCTACGACGGAGTACAGGAATCAACTCACCAATGGCGTATATCGCCAAGACACCGAAATGGGTAACATTCAGATGTCGTTTACCATCGGGCAATACGACTATGAAACCAAGGCGGCTTTCATGGGCGGCACGGGGTCGGAGACGTCATGGAAACGTGCGAGAGGCGTCACGCGCATTGAAAAATGCATGATCGCCCTGACGGAAGACAACCAGTATTGCGTCTTTCCGAAGGCCTCGGTTATCGCCCGTAACACCAATAATGAGGGAGCCGTAGGTATCGGTGTAGCAGCTGCTGCCCTGGAACCAGACAACACGGCGGTCTCGTCGGAATATTGGTTCGATTCTTCGGAGGTGGACGTCGAATAAGAACCTCCAAGCCATCAGCAGTCCAGGGGTGGGAGGCGTGTGCCCCTCACCCCTATTTCTTAAAATCAATCTTATGAAATTGGAGTTTATCAGTATCCGCATCGCATCGAAGGGATACACTGTATACAAGATGTCCCCCATGACGGCAACGCGCATCATGACGGCGCGGGATGTCAACAAAGATCCGGACGAGAGTAAGGCATGTATATCGGCGATGGCGCATAGTATAGCCTTGGCGGTTGTCGGCAGCCGCAACATATTCGCGGGTGTCAGGGTGTGGTTTTTACGCCGCAGATTCATGAAGCGGGGCACATTCAACGAGTTGTTCGACTGTTACCAGAAAATACTGCTGATGATACCCCTTGAGGATATTGCCTCGGTTGCAGCCGTAATGGAGGGATTGTCCGCAACAATATCCAAAGACCATGAGTAAATCGGCGGATATTGTCGCCAGGTCATTGCTGAATACGCATCATGTGTCGGTAAAGCTCGGGGTGCTGAAATTCCGGGTATACCAGCCGTTCGTGAAGGATTTGGCAAGGGCATTCGCCGGAGGGAAAATAGACGTTTCGATCTCCGGAAGGCAAAAATATTCCATGGAAACAATATCCAAGCTGCTTTTTCGGCGCTCATGGTGCCAAAAACTATTCCTGTGGTACGCCAAGCGGTATGCCACCTGTGAAGAGATTTCCGCCGCGACCATGAAAATAGCCGACATCGTATCGGGCAAAGACTTGTTCGATTCGGTGAAGATCGACAAAACACGCCGGAAAACAGTGTCTGAAACCGTCGGGAATAATACGATAACGGGCATTATTGCAACGATGATGGATCAATTGAACATCTCCTACAACGAAGCCTTCCAAGGCATAAACTACCCTACCATGCTACTCATGATGACCGACAAGGTGCGCACGCTCGTAGGGGACGAGGAAAAAATAGTGCGGGGATCGGGCGCCGATATGGCCCGGAGAAGAAACAATAAGAAAAGAGGCAATAAAGAGCAGCAATGAGCGCATTATCATTCAAAATAAACGCGGAAACCGATAAACTCAAGAGTTTTATTACCATGCTTGAGTGGTTGCGGCAGGTACTGGCCGAAATCCCGGACAGTACAAAGGAATTCGACGTCATAAACCGTAAAATTGGCGAGATGGAGGCGCGTGTCGAGCAGACAATGCGCAAGATCGCCCAGATGGAGCAGCAGGCAATGGATGCGGCGTCCAAGGCTGCCGCATCGGCCACGACCGGAACTGCTGGCGGCGGTTCTACGGCAGGAACAGCGGCTACCCAGGCCGAAACTACGGCATATCATGACCTGCTTAGTGAGCTAAAAGCCGCTAACGACGAAAAAACAAAGGCAATAGCCCAAATTAGACTGTATTCAAATGAGATCGCACGATTAAAAGCGGATGTAACCGCGCTCAATAAGGAAGAGCAGCAGAACGGGCAATTGTCTGCAAAGAAAAGGGCGCAAGTATTGGACGCTGCCGTATCTATCGAGGAATACAAGCAGGAAATATCCCAATTGAGGCGGGAGCTTGCCAACCAAATCAAATTGGAGCAGACTGCCATCGGCTCAATCAACGAAATGTCCCAGGCACTTACCCGTATGCGTGCGGTGTATAAAAATATGAGCGCCGCGGATCGTGAGGGGGCGCAAGGGCAAACGATGCTTAAAAACATCGAATCGCTCGACACGAAGATCAAAGAACTGGATGCATCAATGGGCGTCCATACTCGCAATGTAGGTAATTATGCCTCGGGATTCAATATGCTGGGATTCCAGATTCAGCAAGTTGCCCGCGAGTTGCCATCGCTGGCATATGGCCCGCAAATATTCTTTGCCGCCATATCCAACAACCTGCCGATGCTGGCCGATGAAATAGCACGGGCGAAGAAATCGGTTGATGAATTGAAGAAAGCCGGGCAAACCTTCACGCCCGTATGGAAACAGATAGCATCGTCGATCTTCTCCTGGCAAACCCTGCTTGTGGCCGGCGTAACCGTGCTTACCCTTTACGGCAAGGAGATAACCAGCTGGGTAGCAAGTCTTTTTAGAGCAGACAAATCGCTGGATTCGGTAATTAAGAATGTCGATCAGTTCAATAGCCAAGTTGCGACCAGCAGAGGGGAATTACAACGCGAATTTCGTGCTTTATCCCAAGCAAAGAAAGGCACCACAGAATATGCATTAGCACGCCAGACAATAATGGATAAATACGATAAATATTTGTCCAATCAGCGTGCTGAAATACAGAATCTGGAGGATATGCGTGGTGCCTATGAAGTGCTGTTGAGAAACGTTACTGCCACGTCTGTAGCCAAAGGATTGGAGGAAGCGAATGCTAACGCTGCAACTGAATATAGTGAGGCTTTAAATAAAGCATTTGAAGGCGTTCAGGCTAAATTTATTGCAAAGTTCGGCAAAGAAACAGGAATAACTTACTTTACAAGATTCCGCGAAGGATTACAAAGCGGGGTTCCTGAATTAGAGAAAGAAGCGCTGGAGATATACAAGATGTTTGAGGGGGCGCCTGACGGCATGAATGTTATTGACACGTGGAAAGAGATATTTACAGGCAAAGCGATAGGGACAACTACTCATAACGCATTGGAAAACAGCTTTAATAGCGCACGTGAAGCTACAATGCGCTATAATGAAACTCTTTCTGCCAATAAAGTTGCAATGCAAGCTCTGTTAGATATGTATAATATCTCGGCAAAAGATATTGGTAAGGATGGCAAAGCGACAGAAGATATAGTAGAGCAGAAGAAAAAGGAAATCGCAGAAATAGAAAAAACCATTGCCAAGACCCCGGAAGAGGTGGCTGCCCGGAACAGAAAATTAGGAGTCCTAAAAAAAGAGTTGCAAGCACTTGAAGAATTAGGGGTAACAACTAAAGGGCAAATCGAATTAGACGAAAAACGCAAACAAATACGGCGCGAAATGCGTGATCTTGCATTCGAAACCAGACAGACTGAGATTAATACGATGCCTGATGGTACGGATAAGAATATAGCCCAAATAGAACTTGATTTTCAAAAGCGAGAAGCGGCAATCATAGATAGCGCTGAAAGAATCCGAGAACTACAGCAGCAAGAACTTACCAAAGAGCAGCGGGAACTTATCCAAGCTCGCCGGAAAGCTAATGCAGCGATAAAGAATGAAGATTGGGATGCCGCGTTCCTATCTGAAGCTGGCATTGAAAACACAGAGGAATATCTCAACAAGCAACTGCAAGCATGGAACGAGTACTACATGAAATATGGGACGCTCCTCGAAAAAATACAGGCTACAAAGTCCTATTATGACAAGAAGATCAGCGAAACCGAAGATGCGGGTGCAGTTGCAGCTTTGGAGGCAGAAAAGAACGCCGCCCTGGCCACGCTCGAAGTCGAAGGAGGTACTTTTGTGGATGATCTTGTCGGTAAAACCGAGGAATACATAACAAGGATTAAAGATGAAATAAAAGCTGCTATTAGCGCCCTGGAAGGCGAATATAATAAGTTGCCGTCGTCCGATTCCAAACAGGGAGAACAAATACGGAATCAAATAAACGTCCTACGGGCACAGTTATCGGCGCTTCAAAGGATGGATCCAGTGAGCGATGATGAACACAGCGAATCATTTAAGAAATGGCAAAAGCTATATAATACTCTCACCAAAATTGAGGGGCAATTTAACGATATAGGCGAAGCTGCTGGCGGAGCAATGGGGGAAGTAATATCCACGGCGAGCAAAATTACCACCAGCTCATTGCAAATGATTAACAGCATTAAAACACTTGCGGAAAGTTCGGCGGAAGGTATTGAAGCAACGGGAGAAGTAGCAGCTACCACTATCCAGAAAGTAGAACGAGCATCCGTGATTCTCGCTATTATACAGGCAGCACTACAAATCATACAAAGCATCGCAAGTCTTTTCGGAGATACAGAAACCTCGATGGAACGAAATATCCGGGAGGCGCAAGAACTGAACGAGGAGTTGCGGGTAATGAATGAGCGTGCCCGCCTGAACGCCGATATATTCTCAACTATTTTCGGCGAAGATGCTTTTGGAAGCTATACCAACAATGTCAAAGCCCTAAGCGATGCCATGAGGGACTATCAGGCCACGATGGATAAAATAAAGAATCGCGGCATAGAAAAGACAATCGGCGGCATAGGCAGTAATACAGGACTGGCAAATCTCTATAATTATGATTTTGTGTGGGAAAGCATATCGGAATCTATAGCCAACATGATGAACCAAGTGCGGCATTCTACATGGTTAAGGGATGCAAAATATAAAAAGTTAAAAGATGTTGTCCCCGAACTGTTTGAAGAAAGTGGAATGATAAATATGCAAGCCCTTAAAGAATTCGTAGAAGGGAATAGCGATACTTTCAAACACCTCTCCAAAGAAAATCAGACCTATCTTAAAGAGTTGGTTAATAATTGGGAAACCTATGAAGAAGCCGTAAAAGCAGCAAACGACTATCTTAACGGTCTGTTCGGCGATTTAGGATCTACAATCACAGATGCCTTGGTTGATTCCTTTGAAAAAGGAATAAATGCTGCTGACGCTTTCGGAGAAGCCGCGGGGGATATGTTAAAAAACCTGGCAAAACAGGTGTTATACACCGCGACAATCGCACCTGTGATTGAAGACGCGCAAAAGAAAATAGATGAGATAAACAGGGATGCAGGGCTTAGCGATGAACAACGATTCGATGCCCTGGTAGGCGTTGTGGGCGATCTTTTGGACGATGTTATGGCACAACAGCAATTGGGCCAAGAGCTATGGGATCGACTTCAACAGGCCGCAGAAGAGCGCGGGATAGACTGGGACGAAGGAGCCGCCAGCCAACAAGCAACATCCCGGGGCTTTCAAGCGATGTCGCAAGACACTGGAGACGAGCTAAACGGCCGCTTCACCGACATTCAAGGCAAAGTAACCGACATCCGAAACGCTGTAATGTCACAACTTCAAATGCGCGATTCGGTAGAAGGAATTATAGAATCAATACACAATTGTCTGAATATGGATTCGAGAATCGACGAATTGTCAGCCGCTTATTACGAAAGTTTGCGTATTGATGTGGAAACCCTTTTAGAGGTTAGGGAAATAAACGTAAGCACCAAAAGCATGGATAAGACATTGGGGCGCATAGAGGACGGTATAAACAGGATTCGGAAAAATACTGAATCACTTTAATTTGATAACATCTATCCCGGAATGTATCTTTGAAATAGATTCCGGGATATTTTTGTAAGCGATTATTATTTCCTATATTTGGTTGTATAAACTATCTATCTATGAAAAAAAATAATATCATTTACATTATTGCCATATTGGTATTTTCAGGCTGTAAAAACATTGGAAAACAGGAATATATATACACTCAAACAACGATAAATGGAGCGGAAGAATCTTCGTCTATTTATGAAAAATCGGATTCAGCAGCATATTGGGAAGCATTAAGCAAATTTCAATTTTTCAAAACTACAGCACGACAAACTAATGCCCTTGATCGCACGCCTATATATTTCGTATTGAAGGATAAAAAAGGAAAGACAATCTATTTTCCTGATGCGGAAAAGGAATACAACGAAATTATCCAAAAATTATATGCGGGTGATGATAAATTTACTCCCGAAAATATTAATAAAACGTATGGAGGTGCCGAATTTGGTATGAGCATAGAGCAAGTTAGAGATTTACCCACTTTTCGTAATTGGACAGTTTATGATGATAGAATTGTAAAATACAACCATACTTTGGGTGAGCGAAAATATGATGTAAAACTATTATTTGGTAATAATCAATTATATGCGATAAGATTCACGTCAACGTCTTTTGAAAATGCAGTTCACCTCAATACGTCAATAAAAAATGATGTCGATAATTTCAAAAATATTATCGCCAAAGTATACGGAGAACCTATTTTTTATTATGGAATGCCTTCTGCGAAACAATTAACGGAAGGATATACTCGATGGGTGTACCGATGGAAAATCGCTAACAAACATATTAACATTGGAGTTGCCGAGAGCCAGAATGGAGCTGAATATATAATGAATGCTGAAATTATTGATACTCAAAGGGAAAATGCTTTAAAATTAGATATGGAAAGAATGAAGTTAAAAAGTATAGAGGAAGCTACAAAACAATTCTAAGACCAAATAAAGGCCGGATACATTCCGGCCTTTATACTTAATTGGCTACGCTTACTAACTTTGTTAGCGTCCGCTATGCCTCGTACCCCTCGTAATAGTACGATTGTTCTATTCCCTTGAAAATAACATCCCGATCATCCGTGCGGTCGGTCAATGCCTGGCCGAGCAAGGCGCGTAATTCAAGGTCATTGATCGGGCTGCGTTCCATAGCCTGCAAATACAAATCCTTATCCACCTTTCGCCAGTCCACAACCTGCATCAATCGTTTTTTCAGCATCATGTCAAGCCAGATACGGGTGGCCCGACCGTTGCCCTCCATGAAGGGGTGGGCAATGTTCATTTCGACGTATTTCGCAATTATTTCCTCAAAGGTTGTTTCCGGCATTTGCTCGATCACCGGGAGGATGGCACCCAGATAAAGGCAATTTGCAAATCGGAAACCACCCTTTGCGATATTCAGCGTCCGGATTTTTCCGGCAAAGTCGTACAACCCACCGAACAAATAGCGGTGAATCTCACAAAGCCCGGCCACGGTTCCGACCTCTATGCGGTCGATGTCCCCCGATTCGAATAGGGCGCGCGCCTGTTCGAGGCTTTGGGCGTCGATTTGGTCTGTTTTCTTTCCCATAATTTATTCTCCCTTCTCCACCTTGATAAGTTTGCCGCAATGCGGGCAGGTGATTGTGTTCGTCGGTTGAGGGGCGAAAAGTTCCGGAACCGATACACCGAGAGCGCCGGCTATACTTTCCAATGTTCCAATAGTAGGGTTGCCGCTAATATTCCTTGTTAGCGTTATTCGTGTTATACCGAGTTTGTCGGCTAATTCTTGCATTTGCATTCCCTTTTCCTTGCAAATCTCTTTCACTCTTAATTCCATAAATATGCGTGTTTCATTATGATGTTACGCTACAAATATAGGTATTAAATCAATGTAATGTATGCTTTGATGCAAAAAAAACATCATAATGATAATTTTTCGTGTAAAATATTTGTATTATGAAACATTTTAATGTATCTTTGCATCAACAAAGAAACATTAAATAGTTACAACCATGAAAGCAACAACCAAATACAACCTTTCGAAGATCATGAAAAACGCCTGGTATCTGAAACGTGCCAACGCCTCGATGTCGTTCTCGGCCTGCCTCAAGAAGGCTTGGCGCAATGAGAAGTTGGCGATCATGACGGCGAAGATCGAGAACCGTCCGACGGAGCAGCCGAAGGCCACGGAGTACCGCCCGCAGCTACTGACGGTGCCCGCGGACTATTACGGCAACAGCAGAACGTACTACGGCGACTAAAAAATAGCGAGATTCAACCAAAGTCACGATAAAATTATGAAAGAGAACGTAAACACGACGAGTTCCCCGGAGATAGATTGGCGGGCGGAGTATTGGAAAGGTGTACGCGATTACATCGAACAGGGTGATCGCCTTATCAAGGCACAGCAGCGAATAGTCGAACTAACAAAAGAGCTTATAGAATGCCGTGATATTTTGGCCGGCAGGCGCACAATCAATCAATACCAGTGCAAAACCAGCAAACTAAGTTAATACCATGACCACAGCATTAACCCCGTCCGACATTCGGACAATGGCCCGCAAAGCGGCCGATTACATTACCTTCTACTGCGACGGCCTCAGCAGGGGATTTGAGATTACCCACAAGGGATATATAGCCTTCATCAACTACGAGGCGAAGATGTGCAACGACGAGAGGCAAGACCTCGTGCTGGTTCCGGCGGTATGGGACGCCGAAGGCAAAGAGTATCCCGATATATCCGAAGCCTTGCAATTAATGTTGAACTAA